TTTTCTGAAGTACTCGTTAGAGAACAAATAGAAAAAGCAATGCATGTTCTTGATAGTCGCCACGGAGCGTTCAAGATGCAATCTTTGACAGAAGTCATTGAACGCATGTATACCGAGGGTCTACTTGAAGACGGTGTTCCAAGAAACACCATATTAGATCTATCGCCTAGACTTAAAGCTGTTGGAACTTTACCTAGGCAATATACGAAACCTGCTTCGCGGGCTTCCAAAATCGTGCAAACTAAGTTGTTCCCGTGTTTTGAAGCACGAGTGGATTCAGCTGTTTTAAATAACAATGATCTACGGAACACCTCTGGAAAGAGTATCTTAGTAACCGCTGTAAATGGATATGGAGATGACGTACGTCTCTTCAGTACCAAATACTACAAGATGATTGAAGATCATCTTGTAGCCAAATACAGACGGTTCTCTGGCTCTATATGTCATGAGGATGGGAGTCTACGTGTTCTTACACTAGACGAAGCAGTAAACGGGATACCTGGAGTACCCCACGCAGATCGCATGAATATGTCCACCGCAGAAGGTGCATATTGGGATGTCGGTCGTGGTATATCAGACCACGATAAGCGATGGCTGTTCGACGTCGTCACAGAGGAGGGGAAACCCGATAAATACGTACCAAAACCCGAATTAAAGGGAAGAATTGTGTACGCTCTACAACAAATGGAAAAGGGAGAAGTACCTAGCATTTTGTTTAGAGAGACCCTCAAAGACGAGCGTCGGCAGTTGCGACACACCACCAATCTCAAGAACGACCCTAATTTCGTTCCAAAAACAAGAAGTTTCACTGTTTGTCCAGTGGAATTTACGATTTTGGTTCGAATGTTCTGTTTTTCTTTCGTACAAATGATTGAAGAAAACAGAGAGCGTCATGAGATACAGGTGGGTATCAATCCGATGGGAAGTGACTGGACGTCGCTACATCAGAAACTCAGAGAAAACTCACCCTTTGTTATAGCGGGGGATTTTGGCAATTACGATAGGGGAAACCCAGCCGAAAATCTTGAATGCTCTGGGAATGTCATTAATCGTATTTACAACGATTCAGAGACTAATCAGAAGATTAGACATATCTTGATGACTACAGCATATACTCACCTTTCGTTGGTGGATAATTTTGTAGTTGTTGTAGATAAAGGTCTACCTTCGGGTTACCCTTTGACATCTGTCGTAAATTCAGTTAACAACGATATTTATAAATATATGGCGTGGTTGCATTTGGCACCACAAGAATATAAATCGTTGGATAACTGCGATAGTATGACTACCTCAGCATACTATGGAGATGATCATCTCCATAGCGTTAAACAAGAGGCGTTGAAATTCTTTAATCTTCGTACGCTTGGTAAATTCTTTTCTGAAAGTGGAATTAAGTACACCGATGAACACAAGAATGACTGGCGAGAAGCTGAAGAATTCAGCACTCTGGACAAAGTGTCTTTCTTAAAGAGAGGCTTCGTAGAGGATAAGAGTGGTTTCATTTTGTCACCACTTAGTAAAGAAACCATAGAAGGTCGATATCTCATGTGGATGAAATCACCTAATGTGGAAGAATACGAAATCCTTACGGAGTTGATTCAAAACTCTTTGAGAGATGCTATGATGTGGGGTCCAGAATACTTCGATGAACAGAACATGTCTATTTTAAAGGCACTTCAGTCCGTCGGATGTTCAGACATCATGCCGATACTATCCTATCGCAGCGAATACGATCGTTGGATAAGGATATGCAGTGGGGAACTACTAGATAGTACCTCGTATATTTCAGGTCAAAATTTCGGTTTGTAATCGAGTTTTGGTAACAGTGTCCCATTGGGGATAATCTTTTGTTTGAGTCAAGCGCAGAGCGTAGGCGAGAAGGGTTAGAGGGTCACTTTAAAATAATTAACTTGAACCCCAATG